GACGAAGGGCATGCTGATCAACCTCCCCTCAACCGCCATCACGGCAACCGGCAACGGCGCGGTTCTACAGAATTCCGATGCGTCGACCGGCAAGAAACTGAAGCTCGCGATCCATGTCCTGGATGCAACCGGCACCAACCCATCGCTGACGGTGACGCTGAAGAGCTCGGCAGCCGCCGGCATGACCTCACCGACGGACGTGGTGGTTTCGCAGGCCTTGACCGGCATCGGGGCCCAGTATCTTGAAGCCGTGCTGACGAGCAATAACCCGTATTTCCGGCTTTCATTCGCCGTTGCCGGGACGAGCCCCTCGTTCACGGTGCTTATCGCTTTTGCAATCATCTAACCCAAACGAACCATGGGAAAATTCACACTCACGGATGTCTCGGTGGTGCTCAATGTGGGGAGCACCAACTACGACCTGTCGGATCATGTCGATCAGGTCGGCATCGATTACAAGAAAGAGACCCCCGAAACGACCGCGATGGGCAATTCCCATCGGACCAGAATCAGCGGTCTGAAGGACTGGACAGTGCAGCTTGCTCTGCATCAGGACTTTGCAGCGGGTTCGGTTGACGCGGCCATGTATGCCGCGTTCATGGCCACGACGAACCCGACGATCACGATCAAGCCGGTAAATGTCGCCGTTTCAGCGACAAACCCCAGCTTCAGCGGATCGGTGATCGTGCCGACCTACACGCCGCTCTCCGGATCGATCGGCGACGTGAGCAAGATGTCGGTCACCCTGGAAGGATCCGGGATCATGACCAAGGCGAGTGCATAACCCAAAACCAAAAGAGAAGACGACAAGCGATGAAGAAAAGTGAAATCATGAGTCTGAAGTGGCTCAGGACGCAGGAACTCCCGGTGTGTGGCAATACGGTAACCATCCGTGAACTTCCGGCCTCAGCAAAGCAGGAGGTATTTGCCGAACTGCGCAAGTTGCGCGAATCAGGTAAGGACGAGACGGAAGTGAACGACTACTTCATCACCGAACTGGTGTTCCGCTCGGTCATCGATGAGGACGGCGCGGTGGTGTTCGAGACCGAAGAGGAGAAGCAACTGGCGCTTGACCACAAAACTGGACTCCCGAGCAGCTTTTTCAGCACGGTGTTCGCTGAGGTCAACAAGCTGAACGAGCTCGTTGTCACCACGACGGATGAGGACGGCAAGGTATCGGAGGAGATGAAAAAAAAGTCGAGTCCGAGTACGGAAGTGTCGCCCGATTCCTGTGGCTCGGAGGCCTCGCCCGAGAGCTTGGATACGGCAGCATAAAGCGGATGCTCGGCGAGTTGACTTGTGTTGAACTCGCCGAGCATGAGCTGTTCGAGCGTCTCGAGCTGGAAGCGGAAAGCACGCGGCGGCGAAGGAAAGAGGAAGAGCGCCTGATGACCGAAGCCATGGGCAAGGTCAGTAGAAGTAAACGAAGAAGCATGAAGTAATGGGATCGAAAAGCATCGGCAATCTGTACGTCAGTCTGGGGTTGAACTCCACGCCGTTCATCGGCGGGATGGCGGACGCCCGCAAGGCACTGGAATCGTTCGAGAAACGGACGCAGCAGGGCGGCAATGGGCTGGTGCAGTTGAATGGTAAGATCGACCTGACGAGCAACTCGCTCCGGGTGCTGGAAAGCACGGCCAAGATGGCCATGGGATCCCTTGCAGCGGGTATTGGGGTGATGGGGGTGAAATCCCTGATCGATATCGCCGACAAGTACACCCTGATCGAGGGGCGGTTACGTCTGGTGACCAAATCATCGGCGGAGCTCGCTTCGGTGCAGGCCTCGCTCTACCAGATCTCGCAGAAGACGCGAACGGACTTCTCGGCGACGGCGGACCTCTACACCTCGCTTGCCAGGTCAACCCAGACGCTCGGTCTCTCGCAGGGGCAGTTGCTCACGATGGTCGAGTCGGTGAACAAAGCTCTCATCGTTTCGGGTGCATCTTCTGAATCATCGAAAGCGGCGCTCATTCAGCTTGGCCAGGGCATGGCTTCGGGGGTGCTCCGGGGTGAGGAACTGAACTCGGTGCTTGAGCAAACCCCACGACTCGCCCAGATGATCGCGGACGGCATGGGGATCACCATCGGACAGCTTCGGCAGTACGGCAAAGACGGGAAGCTGACGGCAGAAGCAGTTGCCGATGCCCTGATCAGCCAGGCCGATTCGGTTGATGCGGAATACTCACGCATGGGTACGACGGTCAGCCAGGCAATGACCGAACTCAGGAACGCTTTCGAGTCGGTCATCAATGACGCGAACACGGCGACCGGCAGCACCCAGTCGCTCGCCGGTACGATCGAGCAGCTTGCCAGAACGATCGAGCAGAATAAGGCAGGGATCATTGCCGCGTTCCAGGGGATCGCCTCGGCGGCAAACTGGACCATCGAGCGGTTCGCTGCCTTCGGCAATGCCTATGCTCTTTTCAAGGCCTACAACGAAGGGAAGATCTCACGACATGAACTCGTGATGTCGAACCCTGAAGAGGCCAAAAAGATCCTGGCGAGGATAGGCACACAGCCGGGGGCGTCGATCGGCGATGAAACCATGATGCAGCAGGCAATCGCTGCCCGCCGGAATGCACCTTCGAATAGCTCGAAACCCGTTGGGGTCAAGCCGACCAAGAAGAGCACCTCCAAGGGGAGCTCAGCCGCCAGTGCAGCCGAGCGGGAAGAGGAACGGCGCAAGGTTGCCATTGATGAGGCCCGCAAAGCGCTCGAGAAGTATGCCGAAACGAACTACAGCGTCGAGGATGCGACGAAGCGGGTCAACGATGCTGAACAGGCATTGCAGTCGGTGCTGTCGAACAAGGCGGCGAAAGCCAAGGAGATCACTTCGGCAACGAAGCTCTATAAGGAAGCGCAGGACGACCTGAAAACGGTGACGGAGGAGTGGAAGAAAGCACAGGAGGCGGCTGAGAAGGTCGACCGGGAAACGAACCGGCTGTTGGGCAAACAGATCGACACAGCGCTCTCCTATAACGACGCGGTGCGCAAGGTGACGGCGGCGCAGGCTGAAAGGGTGCGGATCGAATCCCTGGGATCCGGCCATGCCAAGGAGCTTGAACAGGCGATCGAGCGTGAACGCCAGGCGAACGAAGATCTGAAAGACTCCATCGACGCAGCAAAAGAGTCCTGGGAGGCCTATCACGATAGCATCAAGATGGTGGGCGATGCGCTTTCGGACATTGGCTCTCTGATGGGCGGATCGGTCGGCAAGGCGATCAGCTCGATTGGCGCGGGGATCTCCTCGTTTGGCAGTGTGGTCGACACCACAGGCCTGACGGGTCAGGCGCTTACCAACGCTCAGGCCAAGAACTACCAGGCGAAGGTTTCCGGCTATGCCGGTATTGCCCAGGGACTCGGGAGCTTGATTGGCGGGAAAACAGGATCGACGATATCGTCGGCGGCTTCGATGGCGGCGGCAGGGTCGGCATTTGGGCCATGGGGCACCGTGATTGGCGGCGCGATCGGGCTGGTCTCCTCGATATTCGGTGGTGACAGTCAGGCCAAGGCGCAGCGAGATGATGCCAGGGGGCAGGTGTATAACCAGATGGTGCAGAGCGCTATGTCTGGTGGAGGTTATTCCCTGAGCCTCCTCCAGGCAGCAGGCTGGAATTACGATAGCCTTGCCAACTACACGGGGGCTGGCGCGATTGCCGGCAAGGGTGCCGGCTCCAGGCTGCTTGAAGATCGAGGAACTGAGGGGGCTCAACGGTTGAGCGAGTTCCTTTCCGTGATGGATGGGGTGTCGCAGACCATTACTGAGTTCTCGAAGCCATCGTTGTTGAGCCAGTTGGAGCAGATCAATACCCAGTACCAGTACTCGATTTCGCAGGCTGGAAACCTGGCGGAGATCGAACAGGCGCGGATTGAGTCGATGATCATGGCCGTGACCAACATCAGCGGCAACACGATCGGATCGATGATCGATGAAGCGATATCGGCCAATGTGACCGGGGAGGCTGGCGCGGCATTCTCTGCCAAGTTCGAGGCCTCCATTGCCGAGGCGATCAGGAACATGGCGATCAGCAACCTGGTCTCGAACGCGATCATGCCGGTCCTGCAACCGGTGATGGCTTCGCTGGTGTCTGGGCTTGTGAGCGGGTCTCTTTCGACAACTGAAATGGCGGCGCTCTATGGGAGCATCAAGTCGGTCTCGTCGCAGATCGCTCCGATGGTGACGACGCTTGCCCAGGCGTTCAGCGACGCAGGTGTTTCGACAGGGGCCGGATCTTCGACGGCCCGAATCTATGCCTCGTCGTCGTTCGCTTCAGCAGCCGATTACCAGATGGCGATGGCCGGGGTGCCCGGTTATGCCGATGGCGGTACGTTCGGCCTGTCTCTTATAC